ATCAGAAATGATGCCTATGCTGAATCAAGGCGCACAGGGCATGAAGGACTTGACACAAAGGGCGCATGAACTTGGTTTGGTTATGTCTGATGAATCTGTCAATGCAGGTGTTGCGCTTGGTGACATTATGGATGATGTGAAGCAATCCGTTGGAATGTTGGCAACGAAGCTTGGCACATCCTTATTCCCTATATTGCAGACTGTTTGTGAACAGATTATTGCGAATATGCCAATGATTCAGGGCTTGTTTGAAAGCCTTGCACCTATAGTATCAGGGCTGCTTGAAGGCTTGCTGCCACCACTCATGGAGTTGGCATCAACAATTATTCCAATATTAGTAGATTTGATGCAACAAATCATACCACCTGTTGTGCAGATAGTTGAAGCAATTTTGCCAATCATAGTTCAATTGCTTGAAGCCTTGTTGCCACCAATCGTGCAGATTGTAGAAGCAATACTTCCGGCACTTGTTTCCATCTTTGCTGCATTGATGCCTATATTGCAATTGGCTATTGATTTGCTGATGCCTATTATTGAATTGTTCACAAGCTTGATTGTGCCAATCGTTCAGTTGATAGCAACAGCAATCACACCTTTGATTAATATTATAAGTACACTGATACAAGCTGTTTTGACACCATTACAACCAATTCTTGATGTATTGTGCAATACTGTGGGTTCAATTTTAACACCTGCTATCAATGCACTGTCACCTGCTTTTGAAGCTGTATCAACGGTATTATCACCATTAATGGATTTGTTTGGCACTTTAATCAATACGCTTCTGAAGCCAATCATCCCATTATTGGAGACTGTTGCAGAAGTGGTTGGAACCGTGCTTGGCGGTGCTTTTAAAGCATTGCAACCTATTATTGATGGCATTATGAATGTATTCGGTGGATTGATTGATTTCATTACCGGTGTATTTACAGGGAATTGGAAAATGGCTTGGGATGGCATTGTGAACATTTTCAAGGGTATTATCAACCTTATCCCTACGGCAATTGAAGGAATCATAAATGGTGCGATTGGTTTAATTAATGGAATCATTGGTGGTATCAATAAAATAACAGGATTCATTGGCATTCCTGAAATCCCCAAAATCCCTACTGTTACACTTCCCAAGTTGGAAGAAGGCGGTGTCTTGGAGAAGGGGCAGGTTGGTTTGCTTGAAGGAAATGGTGCTGAAGCCGTGGTGCCTTTGGAAAAGAACCGTGAATGGATTGCAAGAGTGTCAAAGGATATGCAGGCGCAGGGTATTGGTGGAAACTATGACAATGAAGCACTTGAAAAAATCTATGACAAGTTGAATGAATTGTATGATTTCTTGGCTGAATACATTCCGTTCTTGGCAAAAATGAATGTTCTGCTTGATAGTGGCGCATTGGTAGGTGAATTGGCACCGGGAATGGATGCAGCACTTGGCAGGCTTGCGGTTGCAGAGGAAAGGGGTGTTTGATAATGCTTGGAGTGAAAATCGGAACAATACACACATACAACGATTGGGGGCTGATTTTATCGTCTAAGATTATCAGCCCACCGGAACCACAATTGAAGATGCTCACAGTGCCAATGCGTGACGGTTCGCTTGACCTTACGGAAGCTTTGACAGATGAAATAAAATACAAGGATAGGAAAATCACACTGACATTCACGGTTGTTGATCCTGTGAATGTTCATCCTTCCAAAGTATCAATGATTAAAAATTATTTGCAAGGGCAAAGGTTGCCGATTGTATTTGATGATGATATTGCATTTTATTATATCGGCAGGGCGAAAGTGAGCAAATGGACAACAAAAAAGAATATTGGCACATTGGTCATTGAATGTACTGTGGAGCCTTTCAAATATGATGTTCTGTCAAGTGCCGTTGATTGGGAATGGGATGTTTTTGATTTTGAGGAAGGCATCATAAATGAAACCGGGGAACTAATTGTGAATGGCACAAGAACAATCACACTGATATGCAGAAGGAAAAGGATGTTCCCCACCTTCACAGCAAGCGCAAACATGACTGTCAAATATGACGGTGAAACATACAACCTGAAGGCAGGCACGCAAAAGATGTATGATATTTTCCTATGCGAAGGAAACAATGAATTGACCTTTGCGGGGAATGGCACTGTCAGTATTGAATACACAGGGGGTAGCCTATAATGTACAGGGTATTATGTGATAATGCCTTGGTGTGTGATTCACGAATAGAAGAACTTGCTTTGATAAATCCGGTTGTGAAATTGGAAGAAAACAAAGCAGGTTCTTTTTCATTCAAGATACCACCTGCACATCCCTTTTATGATTCCATTCAGAAAAGGAAATCTATTGTGCAGGTGTATCAGGATGATGATTTATTATTTAGTGGAATATGCATTGAGGAAAACAAGGATTTTTACAAACAAAAAACCGTAAAATGTGAAGGTGAATTGACCTTTTTCAATGATTCGATCCAAAGACCTGCAAAGCTTCAAAAGGTAACAGTCCGGGGAGCATTGGAAACCTATGTTGCCAATCACAATGCACAGGTGGATGAAAGCAAACGTTTTAAGGTTGGACAAGTCACCGTGACTTCTCCTGACCTTTACATTGATTGTTTTACCAACATGGAATCCACCATGAAGGCATTGAAGAAGCTTACAGATACCTTGGGTGGTTATATTAGAATCCGTCATACTAATGGCATCCGGTATGTTGATTATTTGGCAGACAGTCCAAATACCAATGAGCAAACAATCAAAATCGGAAAGAATTTGATGGATTTTACCACAAACATTGATTCTTCAGATATTGCAACGGCAATTATTCCATTGGGATGCAAGCTTGAAGAAAGCCCTATTGATGGTTTGGAAATACGGTTGACCATTTCTGATGCAAATAATGGAGTTGACTATATTTACAGCCAAGAAGCGGTTGATGCTTATGGATGGATTTTCAAAACCGTGGAATGGGATTCAATCACAACAGCTTCCGAACTAAAAGCCAAGGGTGAACAATATTTGTCTGATATTCAATTTGAAAAAATGGTGATACAGGCAAAAGCGGTTGATTTGCATTTGACGAATAAAGAAGTTGAAGGATTCAAGATTTTAGACCAAATCCGGGTTGTCTCCGCACCGCATGGTTTGAATAGATATTTCCGGCTTACACAAATGACCATTAATCTGAATGCTCCTGAAAAGAACACAATCACCCTTGGAAAAGAGGAACGATTGAGCATATCGGCTAAATCTAATCAGGCAAATGAGGAAATCAAAAGGGCAATTGAAAGCATAGTGCCACCGGATGCAATGCTTCAGCAGGCAATAGAGAATGCAACACAACTTATTCAGAATGCAACCAATGGTTTTATTACTACTGTAATGAATGAAGATGGAAGTCCAAGGGAACTGCTTGTGATGGACACCAATGATATTGATACGGCAACAAAGGTATGGCGCTGGAATGTCAATGGTCTTGGTTATTCATCAACAGGGTACAATGGCAACTATGCCCTAGCACTTACCATGGACGGACATTTTGTAGCAAATGCAATCACTGTAGATGGGTTGGAAGTTGGAAAAAATGTCAAGATGGGAGCAAATGCAACCATATCATGGGATAACGTGACAGGAACACCAAACGTTGCAACCAAGGAGCAAATACCTACTAATACCAATCAACTTGAGAATGGCGCAGGGTTCATCACTGCACCTGTTGCTACACAAATAACAAAAGATACCGTAACAACGACATATGTCAATGCGCTTGGTGTGAAAGCAAAAAGTGTTGATGCTGAAGATATTACCGGTGAACTTATAGCAGGTAAAAAGTTTATTTCAAATAAGCAGATTACAGATGCCTATGAAAAATACACATCCATTGACGGTGCGCAAATAGTGCTGAAAAATAGCCTTAATGCAAGAGATACCACAACAATCACCAACACGAACATTAAGGTTGGAACTGATTCGTATGGAACCATTATTGAAAGCAATTCCATTTCGGTTAAAGAATCAAACACGCTTGCTACTTTAAAGCCGGGATATGCAAAGATTGCTTCTGTGTATGGATATAGTGAAATCAGCGGATATTCCGTAAAACTATATAAAGACAGCGTAAATGCTTGTGATATAGATTATCAGAAGGTTACATTTGCAGACAGCGGTTCGATAGCTGCAAATGGTTCACTTGGTGTATTGGAGTTAAAGGGCAATACAGTATCACTTGGCACGGCAGGAAAGCAGCTTGCATTTTTTGGCACAGCTAAAAAGAGTGTACAAAAATATGTGGCGAACATCACCACACCATCTGCTGCAACAGCTTCAGATGTGGCAACTAAAATGAATGACTTATTGAATGCATTGAAAGCTTATAATCTCATAGCATAGGAGCGCATCATGAATTTACTTATCAGAAAGTTTCAAGAAGATATTATAAAAATAACAAATGAATCACCTTTGCCAATCGAAGTGAAGAAGCTTGTTTTCCATGATGTAACAAGGCTTGTGGAGCAGGAAGCAGACAGAATTGTGAACGAAGAATTGAAGAAAACAAGCAGTGATTCAAAAAATACGGAAGAAAAGGGGTGATGTTATGGCAGGAATAAAAGAATTTCTGCAACAGATTCTTTCAGCAAGGTATGGGAAGGATGTAAGGCAGGCAATACATGATGGCATACAACAGTGCTATTATGACGGCAAGGCAGGAACAGTTGACTTGGAAGCAAGGGAAAATATTGAAGCGGTGGAAGCAAAACTGTCCACCGTGGAATCCATTGCGAAGGGTAAGAATAAAGCAAGGGTATTTTCAACCACAGAAGCAATGAATGCTTGGCTTTCGGATGGAAACAAAAAGGGTGTTGCAAATGTTGGTGATAATTTGTACATCATTGATGTTGGTGTGCCTGATTGGTGGATTGCAAAGGTATTGGAAGCACCAAACGAAAACGGTATGTATTATGAGATTGCACCACTTGAAACACAGAAGGTTGACCTTATTACCATTGAAGATGCAATAAATGATATAAATGAAAATTTAGTAAAACTGCCAAAAACCAAATATATATCAGAGGATAAAAGCGTATTATCCATAGCGGAAAACGGAAAGTATTATTGTTTAAATGCAAAGGATTTACCTGCAAATGAAGATACTTATGGATATTTAGATGTTACGGTACATCCAAATGATTTAAATTATAGAGTTATCCGTTATACTCCCATCAATTCCAATGAGATACATCAGAACATCTTGCATGATGGAACGTGGCAAGGTTGGAAGAGTTTTGCTAAAAATAGCGATTTAGTGCAAATTAACGATAATATTGGCAATATTCGCTATGTTGGTATATCTAATAATATTGGTACTGATGCAAACGGAAAACCTTGGCTTCTTGTCAGAAACGTATATGAGCAGTTAAAAGCAGGCTATGTTTTGGTTGGTAACGTTTATGCTGGTACTACTTGGCAAGTTGTAGGCTCTAAAGTAACACAAGACTATGGCTCGTTTATTTTGTGGAATTATAGTGGTACAGCATATCTGACATGGGTAAGTGCTGGCACATGGAGATACAGACAATTTGCTTTAACGGAAGCAACCGAATTTTAAATTCCAATTTACTTTACAAAAGATAACCTTGCAGATGGCAAAGAAAGTGAGGTTATCATGAAAGGTGTCAAATTTGGCAATCTACATTCCTATTATGAATGGGGATTGATTCTTGGAAGCAAAGAGATTCAATCCCCGGAACCAAAGATAAATCAGATTGAAATTGAAGGTGGTGATGGTGTTCTTGATTTGACCGATTTTTTCGGTGATACCAAATACAAGAATCGGTCACTGTCTTTTCAATTTACGAAGCCCGGCATTGTTCCTGATGGCTTCCTTGCACTATATTCAGCAGTGCAGAATGCGATTCATGGAAAGGTGATGGACATTGTTCTTGATGATGATCCTGCAAACTATTATAGGGGCAGGGTGACAATCAATGAATGGAAGTCTGATAAAAATATTGGTTCCATAGTGATTGAAGTGGATGCGGAGCCGTACAAGTACAAGCTGAATGAAACAGTGGTGACACAGGCGGTCACAGATACAGTGGAAATCACCTTGACCAATAGCAGAAAAAGGGTAGTGCCTACCATTGACATAGTAGGAAATATCAATCTGACTTTTGGTGTCAATTACTATTCATTGTCAGAAGGCAGGTATGTTCTTCCTGCTGTTCAGTTGGTGGAAGGCAATAATGCAATAACATTGAGTGGAACAGGCACAGCCACTTTCTCATATAGGGAAGGTGGGTTGTAGAATGTATCAGATATATTGTGATTCAGCCCTTCTTTACAATGACCAAATGGAAGGCTATGAATTGTACAATCCCAAGGTGGAATTGGAACTGAATCAGATTGGACATTTTGATTTCACCATATACAACAACCATCCAAGCTTTGACCGGATGCAAAGGCTGAAATCCATCATCACTGTGTATCAGGATGATTTCTTATTGTTCCGTGGGCGCATTCTGAATGATGAACAGGGATTTTATAACGAGAAGCAGGTTTCCTGTGAAGGGGAACTTGCTTTTTTAGTTGACAGCATTCAAAGACCATATGATTTCAATGGAACACCTGCTGAATTGTTCACGCAGTTTATCACCAATCACAATGCACAGGTGGATGCAGACCATCAATTCAAGGTGGGAAATATCACTGTCACTGATCCAAATGATTATATAGCACGGTCTGAT